CACCCATTGAACTAACCTGCGAATTGACTTGCCTGTAGGACTTGACAGTTTGTATGCTTGCCTGACAGATGGGTGATATATTTGATTTAAGTTGCTTCTATCTGGAGAGCATGCCTTGTCTTCCACCATATCCAACGGATCTGCCGTGTAATCAAAGTCAAACATCTTGTTGCAGATCAATTCACCCCAACACTTGAGTGGAATCACTCTACAAAATTTGGCTGAATGGCAAACACCGGATTTCCACATCTTTATAAGCCTTGGGTCATAAGATGATAACATGTGAATATCAGGGAGCTTCTTCTCTTTTGAATAATAAGATAATGTGAACTCTCTCATAAGTAGTCCTCTCAATACCTCATCCACACTGAATTCTGAAGAACGATAAGAGGTTCCATATCGATACATTTTGAGTAATCCCATCTCTCCATCCACCAATGGAAAGAAATGAAGCTTTTCTTGACCGTAACAATCTAAAATCAAGGGAACATATCGGTCCGGATCCCCTTCTAGTCTTGTTCTAAATAGCTCAACAACTCGGAGTGCATAGTTGTACACATCATGATCACTCTCGTTTAATTCATCTAAGGTCCTTATCAGAAATCCCACATCATTAGTGCGTTCGTCTTGTGTTTCTAATATGGCCCCGGTACACAGAGCCTCTAGTACTTTGTACAATTTGTTGGCCTTAACTCCAAGCTGGATGTGTGCATCCTCTAACTCTTTGTGTAATTGTCTAGCCAACAATCCATATCCTCCACCGTTGAATTTTGGTGTAGCTTCTACTGATGCCACATAAAGCCAGAAGTGGAATGATGCTTCAATCTTGTCTAACACTCCTAGAAACATTTCATATGTGAGCACCAGCGGGGACCCACAGTAGTCTTTCACCACAACAAATGGACCATAAAAAATGAAGCCGGGAAGATTTTCTAACTCAAATAACCAGTCTCCTTTGGATGATTTAAGAGACACCTCTGAGTGTATCTTGAGAACATGAGCTTTCCAGACAACTGACTGATTAACCATTGGATCCTTTTCTGCCAGTTTGGCCATAGTGTTGAATGAAGTTTTCTGGAATCCTTCCATTGTCTCATACAAGGCCTGTGACTGTATACTAAGGGATGCACTAGCCAGTTTCAAACAGCGATGGAATGTGTCACGACTTTCTTTATGAATGAGATGAGCATGAGAAACAATCATTGTTTGTACCTTGTGGAGGACATTTTGGTTCCTACAGAACCCTGATCTCAAATCTTCAAAAGCCATTTGCGGAATCTCAGGATAATCTCGCTCTCGTGCATCTGGAAATGTTTTGTAGAACAGTATTTTGTTGAATGTCAAGGCTGTATTCAGGTGCCTATCATACCTATATGCCCGATCTCTTTTCTCTCCTCGGGGTTGCATGACAGCTTTATTTCAAACATTTGTTCTTAATTGTGTTGATGCTGTTAAAGATTTAACATCTGTTTTCTTCAAGGAATATTTTATTTTCCCATAATCTGTCTCAAATCTAAGTAAGCCCATGCGTATTAACCCTAAGCTTATTCAGCTATAGGGTGATTGCATAAATGCATTGTTAGACTTTGG